GATCACATCACCTGCATCGGGGTTCTTCATGAGCGTGTCCTGAAGGCCACGGAAACCTTCATCGTCCAAGTAGGTGGCTCGATGACGAGAGAAGGCGGGCAACTCGACAAAGACGGCTTTCATTGCCGAAAGTGTACGCAGATTGCGTATTTTTTGCAATGTGGCTCCGGGTATCTTTGCTGCTGGGGCGGCATGGTTGAGGTTTGAGTATCAAGCCCCTCCAGGCGTCACGGCCCGTTGTGTACCCCCGAATGGGGCCATGTACCCCCACATTCCGAAAATGTGCCCCCAAATGTGCCCCCACATGCCCCCGGATTCCGGCACACTTCGGCGCACGTCCGCGCACTGGTCGAAGCCACCCCCCATAGGGGAAAAGAAAAAGGCCGGAAGCTTGCGGAAGCTACCGGCCTTGTCTGTGGTGCCCGGGGCCGGACTCGAACCGGCACGCCTTGCGGCGGGGGATTTTGAGTCCGGCGCGGTTTCTAGGATTCATGCGGGGTTGCGGCCGATCTGTTCCGCATTTGGAGGCACCTTTTTTCCCTATGAGAGGTGGCAAATGCGGAACACTTTTATGCCACCGGTTTCAGCTTGCGTACACCACCGTAGTGCCGCTCGGTCAGGCGCTTGTCGCTGTGCTGCAGCAACTCGGCGGCCGCACCCAGATCATCAGATTTTTGGGCTGCGCGCTTGCGCATGTCGCGCAGGTACAGCGCCTTGATTGCGCGCACCAGGTCGTCATCATTGGCCAGCCCGGCAATGACAACCGCCCGTGCCCGCGCGCTGTCCCAGCGGTAGCGGAGCATGTTGAGCGTCACAGGCTTGCCTTCGGGAGTGGAAAGCAGCATCAGGTGGTTCGCACTGATTGAGCGCCGACGCTGCAGCAAGCCTGGCAGCACTGCCGACAAGGTCATATCCCACTCTGCTTCCTTGCCTGTTTTGCTCGCCTCCAAGTGCAAGATACCGTCCTTGGGAAGAATGACGCTGATGCAGTCGGTCAGGCGCATGCCTGTCGCTGAGCCCAACTGCATGCAGTCTTTGAGCGTCTGGTCCCCCTGATCAAAGATCGCTTCATACACGGGATCCAGCACCTTCATCTTGCGTGGTTTCTCCTTGTTCTTCCACTTGCTGCGCTCCATCCCGGCGGCTGGCCAGGGCAGGGTGGTGTAACCCTCGCCACGGGCCCAGTTCCAGATGACGGACAGCAGTGCCATTTCGCGGTTGCCTTGCGTCTTGGCCGTGCGGGCTTTCAGGTAGGCCTTGAGGGCAGGAAGATCCACCTGGTCCCAGGTGGCGTCCTTGAATACTGGACGCAGGGTCCGCAGGTTCTTTCCGTAGCCGCGGCGGGTTTCGGCGTTGGTGTAGGCGGGGAGTGCTTCGGCCTCCCAGGCGGCAAAGGCTTCTTCCAAGGTGCCCTTGGTGCTGGTGGGCCCGTTCTGGGTGATTTCGGTCCACTTCTTGATGGCGGTGTCGTGGTCTGTACCAAGCGGGATGTCGGGCTCGCCCTCAGGCCGCCGGTCGTAAAAATAGTAGACCACGACCTTGCCGTTCTTGCGCTTGCGCTGGTGGGACCGAAGCCGTGGGTACAGGCCTGTCATTTGACTGCTGCCAGGTTGACGCCGCGCGATTGGACGAGTTGACGGCCGGCCAACCATTCGCGCACATGGAAGCGGCTCACCAGTATGCGCTGCTTGAGCATGCGGTGGGGGATTCCGTATTCCATGAGCAGTTTGGACTGCTCATCAGGGTTTGAGGCGCCAACAAGCTGTTTCACCTCGGCGGGGAGTAGCAGCTCTTGTGTGAGTGGTTCAGCCATCGGGGTAATCCATCTCGTTGCTGAGGGAATCCAGCGCATGCGCCTTGCGCGGATTCCCTGCCTTGACTATCGATCCACATGCCCCAACGGTGGCGCGCGGGGTCGCTGTGCCCGCTTTGCTGATTTTTTGACCGCTCATGGTGCGCCGCCTTCCGTGTCGTCTGATGGGAGCCAGTGCACGGCATACGAGGGGGCAGGTTCGACGTGTCGCGCCGTGGTCGCCGTCTCGCTGTGCAGGGCATCACGCTCGGCCATGTAGAGCGCCTGGGCCATTTCAAGAAGGCGCACGGGGTCAGGAAGCCGCCCCGCCTCATCGCGGCGCCCTGCAATCTCCCGGCAGAACTGGATGGCCAGCTCTTCCTGCTGCGGGCACAAGGCGTCGAACTTGGGGCGCCATCCCTCAACCGTCAGGGTGGACACTTCGTCGCGGGCCTGGGCCAGCTCGGCGGACAGCACCTGCACCTTCGCCCGGGATTCCGCCAGACGTTCGTAGGGGATCGAGTGCTTGCCGTCGCGCGACAGCACCGTGGGCGCGGCGTCGCCTGCGATCATGTGAGCGTGGCGCTTGAGCTCCGCGTGGGCCTGTTCGAGACTTTGCATCAGTCGGCGGTTGCGCCGCGCTGGTGTGCTCGCAATGGCCCGGAGCGTGCGGTGCAGGAACTGGTGAAGCAGAGCGACGTGCTGCTCGTACCAGGCTGACATGTGAACGCTTTCCGGGAGTGTGGCCAGCGCGACACGAGCGCTCTGTGGTGGCTGCTTTGCTGCTTCCTCTTCCAGCATGCGGGCGACCAGGCCACCGGCCTGGGGTGTGATGCGCTGGGTCATGCCAACCTCCGAAGCTTGCTCACGGCCTTGTAGACCTCCCGCACTTCACCGTAGACGGTGATGCGCAATCGCATGGCTGGCGTCACCGGCGCCCATTGCGCGGCACAGATATCGAAACCCCAGAGCTCAGTCCCGCTGCTGGCGGCCGGCCGGAGGGCGAAGCGCCGCGCTCCGTACCAATGGCTACCGCCGTCGTGGCTGATAGCGATCATGTAGAGCCCGTCGTGACGAACCTCGCGGCGATCGAAATCGACCTCGATGCAATCGCCCGCTTCGATCTCTGGGGAGCACAAGGCCGCATGTGTCTGAATCATCTGCAGACCGAAGAAGTGGCCCAGGTCTTCAGGTGATCCCACCTGCCCAATCGCGCGTGCAGGCAGGCCACGGGAGCTCTGCAGCGCTGCGTGCGGGCCTGCACGGCGTTCAAGGACGGCGGCGCTCATGACTGACCATCCTTTGCGGTTTTTTCTTGGAGCCAGGCCTGCAACGATTCGAGATTCCGCTTGTTACGGATTCGATGGATGACAGGGTGTCCGCGCAGTTGGCTTGCAAAAAGCGATACCGTGCGGCCAGTCTCATCCATCATCTGAAAGAGGTTTTCGTCTTCTTCGCCGTGGGCCAAGGAAACACCTGCAAACAGCACCTCACCCAGCAAGGTGTCCAACATGGCAACCCCCTCCGCGGTCGAGCAGTTGTTGCGGCGGTACAACTTCATGATGAATGCGGCAGGATGTCCATTTGCTCGCCAGTAGTCGAGGTCTGGCATGGCGTCGGCAATGGAGTCGTGGCGTAGCGAAAGCCGGGTGGTCCGGTCTCCCCAGACTTCGAAACAATAGGTGGCCCGGCCTTTTTCAAGCCGCAGAATCTCGCGCAAATTTTCGCGCTGCACGCGGAAATCCTCGTTCGATATGCGATGCCGACCTTGGTCTTTCAGAATGTCGAGCGCCCATTCCGGAAGGGGTTGTTTTTTGCCAGCCTCGGAGCTCTGGACTTCCAGAACATGGTCGATCAGCGACCACCAGTGCACGCCGATCTCACCGATGCGTTCCAGTACGTCGAAAGCGTCGATAGGATCCGGAAGGGCTGGGGTTGCGGGACGGGGCGCACCGCTGCGGGACTGCTGTGTGCTGGTTGCACTTGTTGCGGCCAGTGCGGGCGTGGCATCATTCGTCATGGTTCGTTCCTTTGGTAGGGGTCGGACTAAGAGGTCTGCTCGGTTGGCGCCGAGCGGGTTTCGCTTGAAGGGCTGACGGTTGGCGCTGTCGGCCCTTCGTCTTTTCTGAACATCGGCATCAGGCTGTTTCCTTGTGCGTGACGGGCAGCACCTCACGCAGCACCGACTCGTGGTAGCTGTGCACATTGCCGAAGCGCGGGTCGCTCACGTCGCCAATGACCAGCCCGCGCTGGCGCGACAGGGCAGCGCAGCGGCGCCCTATCGTGGCGGCGGTCCTGGTGTCCATCGGAATGCCTGCGAGGTTGGCGTAGCCCAACACGGTGAAGTGCTTGTTCTCGGGCTGCGTGCGTGCCTCGATGACCGCAACGCTCTCCGCGATCCGGGCAAGTTCCTCGGCCTGGCGTTTCTGCTCCTGCTCCATGGCGTCGATGCGCGTCAGGGTGAAGATCACGGCCGCGATCTGCGGATCCTTGACCACCGGGGCGGCCGCCTTGGCCTTCTTCTCGCAGTCCAGGAAATAGTCGCGCACCACTTTGCCGCGGGCCGTGCCGGAAAGCATGGCGATGTGCTTGCCCGCCTCAATGGTCAGGTGGTATTCGATGGGAGCGAACTTTCCGCCGTCCCCTTTCTGGGGGACGGTGATGAAGTCCTCGTTCTCCACCAGCATGGCGCGCTTGATCTGCACCTTGATCCAGTCGGAAAAATCCTTCCTGACACCGAGGTCAGCGTGCAGGTCTCGTCCGTTGAAGGTGGGCACATGCATGCCTTTGATCTGGCTCTCGCTCACCGGGATCGTGACTGCTTTGCTCATTGCTACCGGCCTTTCTCGTCTCGAATTCATGTTCTTCATCACTCCACTGCCTTAGGCCAGCGCTTGAGCCGCTTTAAGGTCCGGGTGATCGGCAGCACGCGGTACACGGCCAGCACGCTGCCCCAGCAAGTTGAAGATGCACGCGCGAGGCGACAGGAAGGCGCTACCCCGTAGGGTGCACGAGCGTGGCGCCAGGCGGATGAAGGCGGCAAGGGTGTTCATGTAGGAAAGCTACGCGTGAACCCGAATCGCAGGTCGAACAGCGCGGCCGAAAGCCGCAGCAACTTCAGGTTGGCCTCGGCCGCTGCAATGTTGTCGGCCATCATGGCCCGCTGAATTCGGAGCGCCGTGGGCAGGGGGATGGTCGAGAAATCGACGTCTTGCCAGAGGTCGTGCTCGGCGGTGGGCGCGGGTGTGGACTGGCCGGTGCTCATGCCCATCCCCCCGAAATCAGGTTGTGCAGAATGGCTGGGCTTTCCTGTCGATCGGTATCGTCATACTCCTCGATGTGCTCCAGCACGGCAAATGACTCCTCCTTGGTGCGTGGCGCGATCTTGGCCAGCATGGCGAAGCAGTGGTCGTCATGGGCCTGGGCATAGGCTGGTGAGTCGCCACAGCCGAATGGGGTACGCAGTCGATAGAGCTCATGCCAGTAGGCACGCCCATGCAGGCAGTCGGCGAGGGTGTTGGGTTGCAAGTCGGGCCTCTTTGCATAGCGTTCGGCGACCTGCTCCATGTTGTAAACGTTGAAGACCCCGTCCTTGATGCGTTTGACGCCGCGCAGAGCCTTCTTGCAGGCTGCCTCGGCGGGCGTGTCGGAGAACAGCGATTCTTCCGTTCCGAAGCGTGAGAGCGCGATGTGCCGCTTCCTCTGGCGCTCTATGGCACTATTTGCCTGGCTCTCCAATTCGCCAAAGCCCATGGAGCCAAACGCGGCCATCACCGAGCTGCCATGCTGCCGCATCAGGTATTGGCCGTAGCGCACCCCCAGGTCTTTCATCGGCGTGGTGATCTTCTTGGCCGCCTCCAGCGCCTTGTCGATCAGCGCCTGGTGGCCGGTGCGCACGCACTCCTGCAGCCAGAGCACGGTGTCTACCTCGCGGTCACCTGTGACCACCTTTGGTGCAGGCATTTCAGGCACCGTCAGCGAAGTGCTTGCACTGGGCTGGATCGGCGGCAGGGTGAACAGGGCACGGAACGCTTGGTTGTCTTGCATGGTGGGGTAGTGTGTTGGTGGGGGGAATCCGATGGCAATCCGCACTCAGCGGATTGGGATGGAGTCAGAGCCGCTGGCGCGCGGCGCGCTCAATCTCGGCGCGGCGCTCCAAGTGGCGACGGCGGCGGGTGATCTGGTGGTCGCGCCACAGCAGGCTGGCAGCCCAGCGAAGTGATGTGGGCAGGTTGGCACCGGAGCGGCGACGCATGGCTGTGAGGCGAAAGAGGGTGGATAGCATCACAACACCCTCCGCGCGATCTGCTGCAGTTGGCGTGGCGAGAGTTCCACGCGCTCAAGCGCTTCGAGGATGGAGTAGTTCATCGCGTCGAGCGCAGCATGGTTGTTGAGCACCAGCGCGACCATCAGGTTTTCGCCGGTGCTCCATGCGGGCCAGCGGCTGAAGGACTTGCCGCGTGCTGCCGCTGCCATGCGCATGATCCGCTGCATGAGCTCCGAGTCGGAGCAGTGGAGCAGGGCGGCGATGTGCGGTTGCCTGGCCTGCGAGGAGGTGGAGGAAGTCACGCGCATGGGACACCTCCCTCGCGAGTTGTCTCTGCAGCGAGAACCTCGTTCATGGCGCGGCGCACTCGCGTTGCGTGATCGGGGCCCAGGGCGTGGGCCAATGCCATCAGGCCGGCTTTGATCGCTTCGGTGGTCGGTGGGGTGGCCGTATCCCTGGGCATCGCCAAGGTCGGCGGTTCTGCCCCGGGCGCGGGGTGCCCGATAGAAGATCCAGCTGCGCTGTTTGCCGCCTGGGCGTCACACCACTCGGCGAGTGCGTTGGCGCGATCTGCCCATTCCTGTGCTGACGTGGCAGCGGTGCGCAGATGGAAAGCTGCGGCAAACCAGCGCTGGCTGTCGATCGCGTTCTGGGCCTTTGCGCAGCGGCGGCTGTGCTGTTCGGGTGCCGCTTCCAGTAGGGCGGCTACGTCATCGAGTCGCATAACAGACAGGTTCTAGTCATCAATGGCTAGCCATTTTCGACTAAAAATCCAATCTGTCAAGCCATTTATGGCTACATTTCTTGTTGACTCTGTCGCCTATGGGGGTAGCGTGTCTCTACCGTGGACGCCACTGCCGTGATGAAGCAATGGCAACGACCCCATGAATCCACTCGACCTGTGCTTGGGGGACAGTGATTGATTGACCAAGCATGGAGTTAAAAAAATAGTCGTCTGGATCATCGCTGGATTGGAACTCATGAATGAATGTTGCGCCGTCCTTCATCCGTACCAAACACAGGTCTCGGTAAGCGGGTGTCCCTGCTCGTTCCACAAGCAGGAATGCGCCATAGGCCCTCCCTCTGTCGTCAATGTCATCGAGCATTTGAACTGCGTAGCCGTCATCGACCTCTCCGATCACAAAGCCTTTGCGAACGGATTCCTTAAGTTCTATGCGACGACCTCGCTCAGAGTCCTCTTTGACGTGTAGATCCCATTCCAAGAAGGTTTTTCCAGACTTGCGGTGCACAAATCGCGTCTCCAACGAGCGCATTCTCTCCTGCCTGACCTCTGTTAAACCAAGTGCGTCGAGATCGACATAGAGGGAGGTGACATCCACCCCGAGGGCATCGGCAATCCGCTTAATGTTGTCAGCGGACGGATTCACTTCGCCACGGATGATGCGACCGATCGTGCTCTGTGACACGCCGCTCTTCTTCGCGAGCAGTGGTTGGCTGTGAAGGCCTGCCTGTGAGGTCATCAGATACTGAATGGTCTTGCCGATGATTGGGTTGGGTCTAGAGGGTTGCCGTGCCATAGATGAATGATGTCTTAAATTGTTAGCCATTAATGGTTGTTAAGCAAGCCATTTATGGCTATGATGGGGTTGCTCTTGGAGCGCCTATGAACGACACCGAACCTATCTTGACTACTGTGATGCGCTTACTGGGAGCGTCTCGTGGGAAGCTGCCTGAGATAGCCATGGCCAGTGGAGTGCCATACCACACACTGGTAAAGATCGCACAGGGCACGGTGACAGACCCACGTGTGAGCACCGTGCAACGGCTGATGGACCACTTTGCCAAGCAAGAAAGACAACTTGCTGAGGGGATGGACCATGCCTGACCAACAACCCCGCCCGCGCCCTAGCGAGTGTGAGCAGAACGATGTCATGGCCGCGCAAGAGTCCATTTGCTCATTGCTGAGGCGTGAGTGGGTGGCGGCCAAGGTTTTCGGGGCTCCACGCGCCTCTGGGAAGTACCAGTGTGTGCGCTGTGGACTCCGGGCAAACAAGCCGTCTTCCTGGGGTTTTCGCCGTCGCCTCCTGAAAACTCAGGATCGAGTTCTTGCCCTGGCCTTTACAGGTTGGGCACAGATATGGCGGCCTGCGAACGCCGTCCGCGCCTGGCTTTGGCGCATAGACCATAGTGCCGCGAGCGATGTCAGCAAGTTCATATCCCTCAAACTGATCGGCGCTTTGCAGCGCGCGTCGAAGCTCCGCTTCAAGGTGGCGTTTTTCCTCTTGGAGCGCCGCGAGCGCGTTGTTCTTCGCCTCCAGCGCATCCTGGAGGCTGAGCACGGTCATCCGTGTGTCAGTGATCTTTTCGAGGAGACCTTCGACTGCTTCCGCGATCTTTCTCGCGTCGCGCTCAGCCACCAGTCCCTCGGCGATGGTCTTCGCTCCCGTAAGGGAAGCGATAGCAAGTTGAATTTCGTTGAGCATGGGTGCCCCTCCGATAGTTCGGTGCGTGTTGAGGAACCTGCATTGTCTGTCGGAGCGGGCAGCCCACCCAGCAGGCCTGTGGCGCCCGTCCCGAGGGCTGATTGACCTATGGCCCATCACAGACTCCCCCGCGCACCGCGCCTACCAGTCCGCGGCCCGTCCTGCAACGCATTCATTTGCATCCGGCTCGCTCTGCAGTCGATGCGCAACTCACCGGCGATCCAGCACAGCTCCAGCCGCGAGGTGGTCATCACCTGCAGGCGCTGGCCCGTGGCCGGGTCGGTATTGAGCGACAGCGCTGTGCGCGTGCTGCTGTGGAAAGGCGCCAGCGTGCCTGGGCCTGCGATTGGGGTAGGGCGTGAGGTGTTCATGCCCTCTATTGAAATTTCTTTGCCAAAAAAAGTCTTTGCGAACGCTTACGAACGCCGGAATGAATTTCGGAAGGAGTCGGAATGGAAACGGTAATCCAACTGAAAAATGGCGCCGTTGCAAGGGTCGATGCTATTGATTACGGAGCGGTGAGTGCCCTCAAGTGGCATTCGCTCAAAGGGAAGTACGCGCGCGCCAGCGTGGTGGCTGGGGGCAAGCCAAGAACGGTGCTGATGCATCGCTTGATATTGGGAGCGCTTCCTGGCCAGCTTGTCGACCATATCAACGGTGATGGCCTCGACAACCGACGTTCCAACCTTCGGATCGCTTCGGCTGCTGGTAACGCAAGAAATGCAGCCGCTCGCGGCGCGAGTGGTGTCGTCGGCGTTCGTCGATCCAACAAGAAATGGCTCGCGTCGATTGCCCCGGACGGGGTGGAGATCTCTCTTGGCTTGTGGGAAGAGCAGGCTGATGCAGCAGGCGTCTATGCGGCGGCGGCCTCCATCCTGTACGGCGAGTTTGCGAGCCGCCATGCTGGCTCTCCCAACTCTGAGCTGCTGGCCCTCGTGATCGAGCGCAAGAAGGCACAGATATCCAGGCTGCAAGCCGAGGTCGCACTTCTTGCGGGGGTCTGAAATGGAAACGTTGAACGACGCCTTGATCGCCTGCGTGAAAGCCTGCGGCGGCTCCAAGCAGGTAGGCCCTGTTCTGTGGCCGGAAAAGGCCCCTGATGCTGCTCAGCGTGCTTTGCTGGACTGTCTCAACGAGGAGCGCCCGGCCAAGCTGTCGCCGGAGCAAGTCATGCTCATTCTGCGCTTGGCCCGCGCCAAGGGTTGCCATGACGGCATGGAGTTCATTGCCGCCGATCTTGGCTACGCGGCACCGACGCCGGTTGAGCCACGTGACGAGGTGGCCGAACTGCAGCGCCAATTCATTGAGGCGGTGCGCTCTCAGGCTGCGCTGGCAGAACGCATTGAGCGCGCCGCTGGAAGGGTGGTTATGAGGGCTGTGGCATGAACCCGCCCACCTGGCAAGAGCTCCACGAAGGCGGATTTGTCGTGTTCGACGAGCCCGAGCGCGGCCTGGCCGTCTACCCGACCATCTACGGAAATGTGGTCATCGGCGTGAAGGGGGAGGACGGCACGTTGCATCGCGTGACGATCCAGCTGCCTGAGATTGGTGCTGTTGCAAAGGCGTTCGCCGAGTCCGAGGCACGCGCCGCAGAGGCTCGGAAGACGCTTCATGAGCAGGTGTCGGAGTTTGTGGCCTATCAGTTGATCCAGCGCGCCAAGGGGGCGGCATGAACCAGAGTTTTGAGCCGGTACTGCCGTTGGTGCAAGGGGCCGCAATTGAACCTGCGGCATGCCTGCGTACCGCGTTGGCCATGGCGGAGTTGCACGATGTCAACAACGGAGTGCTGAAGGCGTCCATGGCCTCGTTGGCGGACCTCGTTGGACTTTCGACACCGCAGGTGCGCAAACACGTACATGCACTCATCTCGCTCGGCGTGTTGGAGGTGACGGCGAATGCACACGGCGGCGCCCCCGGGGCGGTGCCGCACTACCGGTTCAACGTGCTTCGCTTGCACGCGCTGGGCCAACAACTTGGGAGAACTCCTGACATGTTCCAAACGCCCGTCGTCGCACGAATGCGTTTCGACGCAACAGACGAAGCAGGACACCATGCCGACATGGTTCTAGAAATGCGTGGGCAGCCAGGGATGCGCATCGCGCGTTTCGTGCGCACAACGCAGCGCGGAGACGTCTTGTACGGGCAGGCCCCTCTCCAGGCCCTGCTGCTGCCTGGTTTCGCAAAAGGAGCCTGGACCGGTTGGCTGAACCCACACGAAGGGTCTCCCAACTGGGCTGAACCGGTGTTCGCGCCTCCGGAAACGATTGAGAGCCTGCGGCAATGGGCCCAACAAATCGCGCTTGGGCGCGTAGAAAGTGCGGTCGGAGCATGAGTTTTCCTGCAATTGCCTGGGCCTTGAAACAACCTGTGGGCCGTGCATCCGCCAAGTTCTTGTTGGTGGCCATGGCCGACTGCGTGAACGCAGACAGCACGGAAATGTTGTGCTTTCCGTCGATTGCTCATTTGTCGAAAGTGACCGATATGGACCCCAAGTCCGTGAAGGCGAACTTGTTGAAGTTGCGCGAATTGGGGTTCATCGAGGACTCCGGCGAACGGAAAGGGCAGACGGGTAGGGTGGTCACTTACCGGCTGAAATCGCCCGATGACGCCGCTTCAAAGGCAGCAGATGAGGCCCCTCAATCGGCCCAAATTTCCCTGGTAATAGGCCCAAATTTCCCTGATCCGGATGCAGGCGAAATAAGCCCAAATTTCCCTGGTAATGAGCCCAAATTTCCCGATCAATCGGCCCAAATTTCCCTGGTAATAGGCCCAAATTTCCCTGATCCGGATGCAGGCGAAATAAGCCCAAATTTCCCTGGTAATGAGCCCAAATTTCCCGATCAATCGGCCCAAATTTCCCTGGTAATAGGCCCAAATTTGGGCCACGGAACCAGTAAAGAACCAGTAATGGAACCAGTAAAGGAACCAGTAAAGCGCGCGAAGAGTTCGTTCAACGCGGCTGAGATTTCATTGCCGGACTGGCTGCCGCGTGAAGCCTGGGTCATGTGGGCGAAGGACAGGTCGGACAGGAAAAAGCCCATCACGCAGGCTGGAGCGATGCTGCAGCTGAAGGATCTGGAGAAGTATCGAGCGCAAGGCCACGACCCTGTGGCGGTCATCGAGCACTCCATTTCGCGCGGTTGGCAGGGCCTGTTCCCTCCAAAGGAAGAAGCGGTTCGGGCTGGTGGCTCTGCGCGGCCGCGTCTGCCGCACAGCGGTTTTGACCAAATCGATTACACGAAAGGAGTTGACGAAAATGGATACATCACTCTCTGACACCGCCGCACCCGCAGGCTTGGTTGCGACGATCATGGCGGGGCAGGACGCGGCCAAATCGCCAGCGGCCCAGCGTGAGCAGAACTGCGACAAGCATGGGCCCTACGTGTCTCTCCAGCGCTGGCCAGGGGGCTCTTTTTGGTCGGCATGCCCGGCATGCGAGCAGCAGCGCGCCGAGCGACTGAAGGCCGAAGAGGAGGCAGAGCGCGCACGGGAGGCAGAGCAGAAGGCAGAGCACGCACGTTCGCGGCGCCTGGAACTGAGCGGGCTTGAGGGCCGCATGCTTCGGTCGACCTTCGAGAACTTCCAGGCCACCACCGACGCGCATCGCAAAGTTCTGCAGGCATGCAAAGCGCTGGTTTCTCCGCTCGTGACAGGTGATGGCGGTGGCTTGTGGCTTCTGGGGTCGCCAGGCACGGGAAAGACCCATCTGGGCAGTGCCATGGTTTCGCACGTCATCAATGTGGAGCGCAAGCGTGCATGCATCCACAGCGCGCGCGAGCTGGTACGGATGCTGCGGTCGAGCTGGAGCAAGCGCGGCCAGCCCAGCGAGTTCGCGCAGTGGTACCCAGAAACGGAAGACGAGATCGTCGAGTACGTGGGCATGGCTGGGTTGTTCGTCCTCGACGAGATCGGATCCAGCTTCAACTCTGATGCCGAGCGCACACAGCTGTTCGACATCATCGACCTGCGATACAAGCACAGCTTGCCGACGGTGCTCATCTCCAACCTGGACGCCGACGGGATCCGCGCCGCACTTGGTGAGCGATCTTTCGACCGCTTGCGTGAAGGCGCTCGGGTGCTGTCGTGCGCTTGGCCCAGTCATCGCCGGTGACGGCACCATTCTGCTGAGGAGCAACACCTATGCAATCTGCAATAAATGCGACTTTCCCTGCCTCGCCGGAGGTGCGCAGACCCAAAAAGTCTTCCCAGGAGGCGAAGAGCACCGCCCAGATCATTTGGGACGCAGTCATTGATCTGTACAACCAAGAGCAAGTCGTCACGCGCGAGTCGCTCGCCGAACTGACTGGCTTGTCGATTACCAAGATCGATGATCACGTAGGGCGCATGGTAGACAGCGAGCAGTTGCGTCGTGTGCGCCCGGGTGTTTTTGTTCCGATTCCTCGGTATGACGCGCCTCGGCCGGTCTATGGATCCATGACCACGGACGGCTTTTTTGTTCTGGAGGTCGGCGAGCAGGTCGTAGTGATGCAGCCACGCGAGGCCAGGCAGGCGGGCGCTCTCATGGCCGGGCAGTTTGCGCAGTTCTCTAACATCCAGAGTGGGCACGACGCGAACTTCCTGGTGAACGTCGTCTGGAACGAGTTGAAGCAGCTCAAGCGGGATCTGGGCGTCTGACTTACCAACCCATGGCGTCCTTGATGAAGGACCAGGCGGCGATTACCAAGCCTGCCACCGTGCCGATCAACCCGAGTACCGCAAGGCGTTCCAAGCGCCGCTCCCTACGCTCGGCCCGCTCAGCTCGCTCCTCCGCTTTGTCCTTGTCGACCTTCGCCTGCTGGGCGGTGAGTTCGGCCACGCCTCGCTTGCGGCGTTCTTCCGCAAGCACTTCCTCCGACGCGTCGGCGCTGCGGCGGGCGTATTCGAGCTTGGCATCTTCCCGCCGCCGGAATTCAGCAGCATCATCCACCATGCGCCGCGCGTGTTCCTGCGACATCTCTAGCATTTGCTGTTGGTGCTGCTCTTTCGTCTGACGATCAATCTTGTCGAAGTCGATCCTTGCATAACCATCCAGATCGCCTAGGTTTTTGCTATCAAGCAACCCTGAGGCTTTCCCGAACTCAGTTCTGATTCGCTCCGCAAAGGCATCTGGATCGCTGTCGGTCAGACCAGCAGCATCCATGCCATTCTTGAGTTCCATTCGCATGAAATCGGCAGCAGTCTGAGCGTTGTGAGTTGCAAGTCCACTTAGGCCGAGCGCATTCTCAAGCGTCTGCCGTGCCTCTCGTTCCGTTGAGGCGGCCGCGCTCTCATAGGGCATCAGGCTGGCGGGTTTCAGGATCCTCTCCAGCTCTTCAGGACCCGAAACGCCAAAGTAATCGTGTAACTGGCCGGCTCGGCTTTGGGCGTCCATCACTCTCTTGAACGAGTCAGACTCATTGAGCAGCGTCTTCCAGTCCATTTTGGCGGGCTCCTGAATGTGATGCGCCATTTTGCCTCCCACCCCAGTGGGGTTTCCATTTTCCAGCCGAGCGCCGGACCATCTGGTGTAAATGGCAACCGGCAACCGCAAGACCCCCAAACCAGCATCCAGCCCAACTGTGGGTGGTAAGGCCGCGCCCACGTCCACCATCAACTGGGTGGGGGTGAAGAAGGCGTACTGTGGGAGCCACCAGTCCACCCGGGAGATCGGCCGGACTTTCGGGGTCTCCCACACCATGGTGGCCAAGCGCGCCACCGCCGAAGGCTGGGAGCGGCCTGCCAAGCCCGAGAAGGTCAAGCCAGAGCCCAAGGGCAGGGTGCGCGCCGCTCGCGCGTCTGCAGCTGCCCCTGTGCCCGTGGTGGCCGAAGGACTGGATGCCCGGCAGCAGCGCTTCGTGGACGAGTACCTGGTGGACCTGAACGGCACGCAGGCGTACATCCGCGCCGTGCCCGGCACACCGATCCGCACGGCTGAGACGATGGCAGCCCGCTGGTTGGGGAGAGTTGAGGTGCAGGCAGCGGTACAAGCTGGCAGGGCCGCTATGCAGGAGCGGACACAGGTCACGGCGGACAAATTGCTGCTGCAGGCCGCCCAGATCGTGTTCGCCGACCCCCGCGAACTCATCGAGACAAAGGTCGGCTGCTGCCGGTACTGCTGGGGGATCGACTTCAAACGCCAGCGCACCCAGGTGCAGCGCGACGCCGATTTTGAGCAGTGGCGCAGGACGGCCAAGGATGGCGAGGAATTTGACGAAGAGGGCGGGACGGGCTTCAACCCCCACCGGCCGCCCAACCCTGACTGCATCGAGTGCTGCGGGGATGGCCTGTCGCGCGATGTCATCAAGGACACCCGCTACCTGAGCCCGGCCGCGGCCCAGCTGTATGCCGGCGTGAAGCGGACCCGGCACGGCATCGAGGTGCTGATGCACGACAAGGCCACCTTCGCTGAGAAGCTGTGGCGTCACCTGGGCCTGTACGAGGTGGACAACGGCCAACGCAACGACCCGCTGGCACTGCGCACGATGTCCGACACCGAGCGCGCGGTGCGCCTGTCGGCCGTGCTGCAGGGCAATCCGGAGCTGTTGGCCATGTTCTCTCAGCTGACGGGCGGAGGTGAACGGCAATGAAGCTGGCCGCCCCCACGCCAGAGCAGATCCTGGCCATGTTCAAGGGCATGGCACCCGAGATGCGCGCGGCGGTGGACTCCTTCCTGATGCTGGCCAGCCCTGCCATCTGGGTGCCGCAGGCTGGCCCGCAGTCGGCGGCCTACTATTCCGAGGCCGATATCGTCTTCTATGGTGGGAGTGCGGGCGGCGGCAAGTCGGAGCTGCTGCTGGGCCTGAGCCTCACCGAGCAGGAGCACAGCATCATCTTCCGCCGGGAGGCTGTGCAGCTCATCGGCCTGGAAGAGCGGATGACGGCCATCCTCGGGTCGCGGCTCGGGTACAACGGACAGGACCACCTCTGGCGCCTGCCAGGCAAGAAGGTGCTGGAGCTGGGTAGCGTGCAGAAGCCCGACGACTGGATGAAGTACCAGGGGCGGCCGCACGACTTCAAGGGCTTCGACGAAATCACCCACTTCACGGAGCTTCAGTTCCGCACCCTGATCGGCTGGATGCGAACCGACAACCCCAAGGTGCGCCAGCGCGTGGTGGCCGCAGGCAATCCGCCCACCACCGCCGAGGGCGAGTGGGTAAAGCGGTATTGGGCTGCCTGGCTGGACCCGCAGCACCCGAACCCTGCCAAGCCGGGCGAGCTGCGCTGGTATGTGACGAATGAGAAGGGCGAGGACCAGGAGGTGCACGATGCGACCCCGGTCATGGTGGGCGGTGAACTCATGACGCCGAAGAGCCGGACCTTCATTCCCTCGCGCGTCGACGACAACCTGTTTCTGACCACCACCGGATACAAGGCCACGCTTCAGGCGCTGCCAGAGCCGCTGCGCTCGCAGATGCTGCGCGGCGACTTCAATGCTGGCACCACCGATCCAGTGTGGCAGCTGATCCCCACGGACTGGGTGAAGGCCGCCCAGGCGCGCTGGGAGGACAAGCAGACCAAGGGCCCGATGACCGCCCTGGGCTTCGATCCGTCCCGGGGAGGCCAGGACAAGTCATCGGCCGCGCGCCGGCACGGCCAGTGGTTCGACAGGATTGTCACCGCCCCGGGCGTGGTCACCAAGGATGGGCCGACCGCCGCCGGCTTCGTGGTGCCGCTGATCCGCGACGGCGCTGTGGTGTGCATCGACTCCATCGGCATCGGTTCCAGCGCCCTGGACTTCATCAAGGGCCTGGGTCTGCACGTGCACCCCGTCGTGGGGTCCGAGGGCAGCGCCCTGACGGACAAGGCCGGGCAGCTCCATTTCCGCAACAAACGCGCGGAGATGTACTGGTTACTGCGCGAGGCGTTGGACCCGACGAATCCTGATCCCATCGCACTGCCGCCCGACCAAGAGCTGCTCGGCGACCTCACGGCGCCCCGGTACAAGGTGGTGACCATGGGGCGCCGCGCCGCGATCCAGATCAGCAGCAAAGACGATATCCGCCTGGTGCTGGGTCGCAGCCCGGACAAGGGCGATTCCGTGGCCATGACCTTCGCGGCCGACCTTCCGAAACCCGAACCCAAGCCTCGGACCAAGAGCTGGCGCGACCGCCTCGCTGGCTCTGGTCACGGCCAGTGGGACCAATCGACTGCATGACCATGAACAGCACATCACCCACCAGCCTGGCAGACGGCGCAGCCCGTGAGAACTGGGCTCGCTACCAGTACGGCAAGGATCGCGGCCACCTGGACTATCTGCCGCATGCCGCACGCTGCGAGGACATGTACATGGGGGGCGGCCGGCAATGGACGCCTGAGGCGAAGGCCCAGCTCGCCCAGGAGCGCCGGCCCTGCTACGAGTTCAACGAGATCAAGCCCAGCGTCAACGCGACCATCGGCTACCAGATCCACAACCGCATGGACATTGCCTTCAAGCCGCGCGGGGGCGACGCTGACCTGAACCGGGCGACGATCCTCTCGAAGGTGGCCATGCAGGTGGTGGATATGTGCAACTTGCACTGGCACGAGACCCAGGTGTTCAGCGATGGCGTGATCCAGCAGCGTGGCTACTTCGACGTGCGCGTGAGCTTCGACAACAACATCCAGGGCGAGATCGTGGTGAGCGACCTCGACCCCATGGATGTGATCCCCGACCCGGACGCCAAGGCCTACGACCCGGACAAGTGGGGCGATGTGCTCATCACCCGCTGGATGACGCTGGATGAGATCGCGCAGCTCTACGGCCAAAAGGCGCGCAAGGCGGCCGAGGAGAGCAGCGATGCCGGCGCCGACTTCGGCGAGATGGACGATGAGGACACGCGCAGCAAGTTCGCCAGCCGCGACAACATCGGCGCTTTCGATGCCTGTGCCCGCAAGGAAGACGGGCTGCAGCGCTACCGGATCATTGACCGCCAGCGCTTTGTCTTCGAGCTGACGCCCTGCATCGTCTGGCCCACCACGGGCGATGTGCGCGCCGAGGCCGAGCTGGCCCAGGACTCTATTGCCGACGCGCTGGCCCAGGGCGCAGTGAGAGCCAAGCGCATGCGCCGGCGCGTGAAGTGGACCGTGTCCACGCTGACGGCCACACTGTTCGATGGTTACAGCCCCTACGAGCATTTCACCGTGGTGCCGTACTTCGCCTACTTCCGGCGCGGCAAGACGGGCGGCATGGTCGATGACGCCATGGGCCCACAGGAGGCCTTGAACAAGGCGGTGAGCCAGTACGTGCATGTGGTCAACACGGCAGCCAACAGCGGCTGGATCGTGGAGGAGAACTCGCTGACCAATATGACCATGGACGAGCTGGAGCAGGTGGGGGCCCGCACGGGCCTGGTGGTCGAGTACAAGAAGGGCAGCACGCCGCCGCAGAAGATCCAGCCCAACCAGGTGCCCACCGGCGTCGACCGGATCATCGACCGGGCAGACAAGGCGCTGAAGGATGTGACCGTGCCCGAGGCTATGCGCGGGCAGCAGGGCCCCGAGGTGTCTGGCATCGCCATCCAGGCCAAGCAGTTCGCCAGCCAGCAGCAGTTGGCCGTGCCTTTGGACAACCTGGCCTACACGCGCCGTCTGCTGGCCAAGCGCATCCTGAAGCTGATCCAGACCTACTACGACAGCCACCGCATCTTCCGCATCACCGAGACCGACCCTCTGACGGGCAAGCAGGTGGAAAACACGCTGGAGATCAACCGGTTCGACCCGATCTCTGGCGGCTACCTCAACGACGTGACCATCGGCACCTACGACGTGGTGGTGACCGAGCAGCCGATGCAGGTCACCTTCCAGAACAGCCAGTTCCAGCAGGCACTGGAGATGCGCAAGGCAGGCATCAGCATCCCCGACCCGCAGGTGATCCGCTATTCCAACCTTGCCGACAAGCACGAGATTCTGGCCAGCATGCAGGGCAACCAGCCGCCAGCAGACCCTACGGTCCAGGCCCGGGTGCGCCTACTTGAAGCCCAGGCCCGCAAGGCGGACGTCCAGGCCACGGACGTGCAGGTCAAGAGCCAGTACAGCGCGATCCAGACCGCCCAGGTCATCGCCCAGACGCCGCAGACCGCAACTCTGGCCGATGGCCTGCTCAGGTCGGCAGGGGCGGTGGACCACGACGCCGCGCCCATCGTTCCGCAGCCGGATGCAGGCGTACCCGCGCTGGAGATGCCCCGCAACACCGACCCGCTGACGCCCGCCAGCCCGGCGCGCGGTCAAGAGGCCGGCATCGAAACCCTTGGCGCCGATGGCGTCCGTGAATTCACCCAACCCTGAGGAGAACGATATGGCCAAGTCATCTGGCATCGCGATGGACAAGGACTGGCAGGCCGAGAGCGACATGCGCACGCTGGCCGAGGCCGAGGAGATCCGCAAGGACCCCAAGCGCCTGAAGGCAGCCCTCGCCAAGGCCAAGGAAAAGATCGAGGAGCTGCAGAAGCTGCAGACCCCCGCAAAAAAGTGACCCCTGCAATCCACTGAAGGACATACGCACCATGAACCCTATGCTTAAAAAACTGCTGGCCCGATATATGGCTCCCGCGGGCGACGATGGCGCCGACACGGGTGGTGGCGGAACTGTCGATGCGGACGTGGCCACCCTGGACGATGACGATGCCTATATGGCCCAGTCCGAGGAAGATCGCCGCCGCCTGCGCGGTGACCATGCCACCGATGCCCCGAGCGCCGAGACGCTGGCCGCGTTGGTGGCGGCAGGTGAGCAGCAGCCCGGCCATGGCGAGGTGCCTGCAGGTGCTGCCGACATGGACGACGCCGGCGGTGACAAGGGCGGAAACGGCATCCCGCGTGCACGCTTCAACGAGGTCAACGATCGGCGCAAGGCGTTGGAGACCGAGGTGGAGGAGCTGCGTGCCCAACTGGCGGCGCGTGCTGCCCCGGCGGCTGCAGCGCCTGCCGTGCTTCCGACTGACCAGGCTTTCAGCATCCAGGAGGCCGAAGAGCAGTACGCGCAGCTCATGCTGGACGGCGACACCAAGGCCGCTGCAGCGCTGCGCCTGCAGATCAATGTCGCCATCGAGGAGGCCGCTCTGGCGCGCCTTCTCCAAGCTAGCGCAAGTGAGAAGGCGCAGAACCAGACCGCCGCCACGGTCGAGCAACTGCTGGGGCAGTTTCCCTGGCTCGAATCGCCCGAGGGCGCCGAGGCACTGGAACTGATTGAAGCGTCGGCCACCATGAAGATGCAGCGTGGCATGCCCAAGGCACAGGCCATCAGCGAGGCAACGCTCGCCATTGCACCGAAATTCGCGCCGTCCCCGTATAGGGATGGACGGGGTACGGGTGCTTCTGGTGATATCCGTACCCAGCGGGCCAATGAACGTGGTGCCAACCATTCGCTGCAGCAGCCTCCGCTGCCGCAGGCCGGAATGGGCAACCGCGCCACGCCACCGGTGGTCGACACCTCCAAGCTCAGCGACGAGGAGTACATGGCCTTGCCGGAAGCCGAGCGAAAGAAGGCGCGCGGCGATTGAGGGCTGCAGCGGCGAGCAGGGGTTCACCCACCTTGCTCGCCGTGATTCAACGGGTTGTCGCCCTGGGCGGGCGTAAAGCAGTCTGGCGCTCTTGGCCGCCGAAGCCATGTCTCTCGCAGGTGGGCGGCGTCATGTCCCGAGAAGAAACCGAACTTTTTGGAGTTAGACATGGAAACCAACTTCGCAGGGCTGACGCCCATTCAGAAGGTCAACTGGGCGCGCGAAACCTGGAGCGCCGCCCGCGACCAGATGTTCATCAAGAACTTCATGGGCAAGGGTGAAAACAACGTCATCCAGCGCATCACCGAGCTCTCCAAGACGGAGAAGGGCGAGCAGTGCGTCTTCCAGCTCGTCGCCGACCTGGTCGGCGATGGCGTCATTGGCGACAACGAGCGCGAAGGCAACGAAGAGGCCATGCAGTCGCACAGCCAGATCATCACGATCGACCAGATCAGCCATGGTGTGAAGAACAAGGGCAAGATGGCCGATCAGAAGACGGTGATCAACTTCCGTGAGCAGGGCAAGGACAAGCTCTCGTTCTGGCTGGCCAACCGTGCTGACCAACTCGCCTTCCTGACGATGTCGGGCATCAGCTATGCCTTCAACAACGATGGCTCGCCGCGTGTCAACTCGCCGTTCCCGAGCCTGGCGTTCGCGGCCGATGTGAAGGCGCCCAGCGCCAAGCGCTCGCTGATGTGGGATGGCACTTCGCTGGCCGTGTCCAACACCGGCAACATCACCAGCGCCTACGTGCCCAAGTACAGCATGATCGTGGACGCCATCGCCTATGCGAAAGAGCATCGCATCAAGCCGCTGATGTCCGGTGGCAAGCCGTACTTCGTCATGTTCTTGGCGCCTGGTTCCCTGGCCCAGCTCAAGAAGGATCCGGACTACCAGCGCGCGGTTGTGGCCGTGGCGACCAAGGCGGGCACCGACTCGCCATGGTTCACCGGCGCCACGGTGACGGTGGATGGTGCCGTTCTGCATGAGCATGGCCTGGTCTACACGACCAAGGGCGCGGCATCAGGTGCCAAGTGGGGTGCAGGTGGCGCCGTGAACGGCACGCGCACGCTGTTGTGCGGCGCGCAGGCGCTGGGCATGGCTGACCTGGGGCCCGGCGACTGGGTGGAAAAGCTCTTCCAGTACGACAGCCAGGTGGGCTTGAACATCGACAAGATCCTGGGCCTGCTCAAGCCCCAGTTCTATTCGATCTACGACAAGTCCATTGAGGACTTCGGCCTGCTGTCGATCGACCACTACCTGCAGTAAGCAGCGCCCCGGGGCGGGGCCTGCGGGCTCCGTCCTTCCCATCCCCTGATGCTGAAGGAACTCCATCATGACCATCAAAAAAATTCCCGGCCGCCAGGAAGTCATCGCGGCCACTGCCGACTTCACCTTTGCCGATGTGACCAGCGGCGTCTATGCGGACGCCGTGGAAGTGCCTGCTGGCGCCATCGTCGTCGGCGGCCACCTGGCGATCACCACGACCTTCAACTCCGGCACGGACGACAAGTTTTCCATTGGTGACAAGGTCGGCGCTGTTGCCGCAACCGCTACCACCTACGCCGCCCAGTCTGCGGACATTACCGCCCCTGGCGCCGTGGCCATCGTGCCCACCGGCAAGAAGTATGCCGAGCCAAGCACCATCGGCGTGGTCTGGACTGGAACTGGCGCCGTGCCCAGTGCTGGCGTGGGCCGCCTGACCGTGCTCTACATCGTGGACGGCCGCGCGGCTTTCACGCAGGGCTGATCGATCTTCCCTGTGGTCCGGCCCTTCGGGGCTTTTTGCCCGGCGGCCTGAGCTGCCGGGCGCTTTCTTCCCAAGGATTCCATCATGACCAAGCGCTTTTGTTCCCCCACTGAAACCCCGCTGCATATCGCCCTGACATCGGGCCACACGGCAGTCGTCACGCCTGAAGGCACCGATCTGGATCCCATGTTCCACCGCGAGGCCATTGCCCGCGGCGCCTTGCTGACCGAGGGTGCCACGGCCGAAGACAAGACCCAGGTGTTCAACCGCCAGATCGTGCTGCGCGAGACCCTCCAGGCCATGATTGTTGGAAAAGACAAGGACGACTTCACCGGCGACGGCAAGCCCAACCTGGTGAAGCTCAAGGCCAAGACCGGCTTCCAGGTCTCGCGCGAAGAGGCCGATGCGGTGTTCGAGGAACTCACCAAGGTAGGTTGATCGCCATGAAGGTAGAAGACTTCATCACCCGATTCCGGGCCGCGGTGCACGATGTCGCCGTTCCACCGTTCTGGTCGGGAGAAGAAATCGTCTCCTACCTGAACGAGGCGGTACAGGAGGCCTGCGAGCGGTCCAAGCTCATCGAGGACCGCTCCATGCCTCTGGCGCTGGTGCCTGGCCAGGACACCTACAGCCTCCACACCAGCGTGTTCGAGGTCAAGCGGCTGGCATTGCGCGGCAGGACGCTGGATGAAACCAGCGTGGAAGAGCTGGACTGTGAGTCCCCTGGCTGGGAGTCTCGCTCCGGCACGCCGCGCTGCTTCATCTTCGAACAGGCCAGCGGCGCTCAGCCGCCCAAGGTGCGCCTGGTACCAACCCCTGCCGTCGCCGAAACCGCATCCATCATCGTGTTCCGTGGCGCGCTGAAACCGCTGAGCGCGGACGTGGACACCGCAAAGCCAGAGCTGCCAGAGCGCTTTCACGAGCGCCTGATGGACTGGGTGATGCACCGGGCCTACCTCAAGCAGGACGCTGAAGTATTCGACCCCAACAAGGCGGACGTGTCCCTGGGTCTGTTCGTCCAGGCCTTCGGCGAGCGGCCTGATGCCAACGTGCAGCGCAAGCAGCGCGACCGGCGGCCACCCATCGTGCACTGCAATTGGTAGCACTACAGAGAGATTCCCATGCCCACAAAACACCCCGACTTCCACCGCCGCATGATGGCTCTTGCTGATGGTGGCCACGTCCGCGGCCCAGGATCCGGCACCTCCGATTCCATCCCAGCACGCCTGTCCGATGGTGAGTTTGTCCTGCCTGCGGACACAGTGCGCAAGGTAGGTGTGAAGAGCCTGCGCGACCTGGTGAACGTAACCCACCAACCCAGCGGCCGGCCGACGCATCCGGCGCGTTTCGCCGATGGAGGGGTTGTGAATCTCACCGATCGGTACAAGCGGAGTCGGACCGGTTTCGATGCGGACGGATGGGCACAGCAACAGATGCAGGAACAGTCCCAACGCACTCAGGAGGCGCTTGCAGCGGGCGCGGCAGCCGAGAGCGCGGCTCAAGCTGCATCGGCACCGGACAAACCCAGCGCGCCCCTGGGCGCGATGCACAGCGCTGGCAGTCGCAGCGGTGCGCAGATGCTGGCATCGGGCCTGGATAGCGGCGCTCGTTCCTTTTTCGATTCATTCCAGAAAAAGCCGGAAGCGTCCGCAGCCCCCAACCCTACCGACACGCGCCTTTCCGCTGGGACGCAGACCACGCCCATGTCTGTTCAGCTGAATCAGCCCAAACCACAGCCGGAAGCACCTGGCGAGACTGCGACAACGACAGCCCGCGAGGTCGTGCCGGGCGTGTTCAACCATGGCCGTGGTCAATACAGCGACGATCCCAACGGCATGAACATGCCCAAGGGCTTCACCGGCCAGCCCAGCGCGGCGAACAATGCCATCCTGCAGCGCATGTCAGACCAGTCGCAGGCTGAATCCATGGCCCGCGTTGGGCTGAGTCAGTACGACGCTGAGGTGCAGCGCGCAAAGAACATCAATGCAGATGAGGCCGCACGGAACAATTCAGTGGGCGCCCGCACGCAGCGCCTGGCAGACCCGTTCAGCATCGAAGGGCGGGCCATGCGGAACCTGCAAATGAACATCGACAGCAGCCTGGACCGCAATGGCCGACCTACTGGAGAAACTGCGGCCCTTGTGGCTCAGTCCAAGGCTATGTCCGACGGCTACCTTGCAGAGCCGAACCAGCAGCGCACGGTTGCCGCTGGCCTGCAGCGGGAGGGCATGCAGCAGGCTGGCGAAACTCAGCGTTTGGGCATGCGCACCGCAATCGATCAGCAGCGCTTGAACCTTGAGGGTGACGAGTTTGGCCTCAAGCGCGAGGCCGTTGGTTTTCAGAACCGCACCGCACAGCGAATAGAAAACGCTCAGGTGGCTCTCGAGAACGCGAAGACACCGGAGCAGCAGCGCAGTGCGCGCGATCGTCTTTTGGCGCTGGCTGGTAAGGCGCCGCAGAACGAATGGGGTTTGCAGGTCACTCCAACCACCAAGAATCTGGACGGCAGCACTACGCAGGGGAGCGTGTGGCGGTACAACAAGATGACCGGGGAGACAGCGCTGGTCGATGGGAAGTCGAGTGCTGTGGCAGATGTGCCCTCGTCCAAGGACGCACTGGTCAAGGGGCAGGTGTACCAGACGGCACGGGGGCCTGCGCGGTGGGATGGTGGGCAGTTTCAACCGATGCGCTGAACGGCGATGTCGTCCATTGCGTGATCGCAAAGACGGA